TAAATATTTACTTTCTCCTAAACGTTTAGCTCTAGCTAAATCCTCTCCTTGCTGACCTTTAATACCTAACATCCCAGCTTGTAATCCAATTGATTTTTCTTGTGCAGCTTTTTTATCTAATGCTGCAAAATAATTTTGCATAGGTTTGTTTGTTGAACCTAAAATTTCTTGTAGCTTTGATCCACCAGCTGATTCTCCTGCAACTAAGTTTTGACCTGTTTCAAGTAAAAATCTTGTAAGAGCATCTGGACCTGTGCTAACTCCTTGAGTAGCAGATCTTAAAACATTTTTATAGTCTTCTACTCTTTGACCTAAGCTATAATTTTGTCTAGGTTTGATACCTGTCATGATACCTTCCATAACCTCTCCGCCTTTTCTAAACATTGGTCTTTTTAATATTCTACTCATTATTATCCATAATTTATATTAATTGGTGATGATTTCGCTGGATTAATTAATCTGTATATACCGGCTAGTGTTGATGCAGTTCCTAGTCCTGTTGCTAATGGAGAAGCAGCCGGTGCTCCAGCTGTAATAACTTCTCTACCAGGATAACCTGCAATTAAAGATGTAACACCAGAACCAAATTGTTGAGCTGCCTCTAGTGGTTGTAAAGCTTTTCTTGATGCTAATTGTTGATCAGCCGTTAACAATGCTTGTTCTCTTGCTTGTCTTTGAGTACCTAATGTGCCTAATGCACCAATTTGTTGACTCAACAATGCAGGTGTTTGTTGTGCTAAATTTAAATTATTTGTTAAAGCTTGTTGTGCTAAATTTTGTGCTTGAGTAAATCCTTGTCCTCTTAATTGAGCTAATAGTGATGCTCTGTTTCTATCTGATGCTGCTTGATACTCAGCTCTTTGTACACCTTCTCTACCACCACCAAATGCACCAGCTTGAATTGCTTGATTAGATAATTGAGGTAAACCTTTTGCAGCTTGTAGATCAAAGTCTGTCATTGTAGCATCAATAATATCTTGTTGATATGGAGACATGTAAGTCTGATAAGCTGTCGGTGATGCAAGTTGTTGTGCTTGCGTTAAGAAAGGTTGATAACCAGCTAGACCAGGAGCTAAAGCTTCTGCTTGTGTAGTTAATGGATCAGCGCCAGCAATAAACTGTCGACCCATAATACCGGAAAGATCGGTAGCTTTAAAATCACCTATTGCAGAAGTAAGTTCGTTTAAATAATTTTTACCTGCTGCTTCTATAAAGGGTGATGCTGTTTGTGTGTAATCTTGTGTTGCCATTATACTCTTCCTCCTGCTTCTAAAGTTTTCATCATGTCGTACATTCTCTGTGCACCTACATCAACATTTCCGTCGCCCATACCTCTTACGGCATCAGCTGTAAAAACAAATTCGTTGTTTGATAACATTGCAGGAATGTCATCTTCTTTTTCTTTTATACCAACAGGTTGTATAAATCCACCAGTATTTCTTAAATCTAATTCTTTTACACCTTTTGGATTTTGTCTAACAGGTAGCCCCTCGATGCCCGCCGCTTGCATGGCGTTATCGCTAGCAGTGTCCATTTTACCACCTATAGCTGCTAAACCTCTTGTTTCTTGAATTCTCATGTTAGACATTCTATCAAATTCTTCTTTAGCTTTTTCTGCTGCATCTTTTGGAGATAGTCCCATGTCTATGTATTTTTCAAAAAGAGCTTCTAAAATTTTATCGTTCTCTATATTAGATGCCATCATTTTATTCGGTAATACAGGTCCAATTGGTTTTGGTTTAAAAGGATTTACAGGTGTTGTTGGATCAGGTGGTAATTCATCACCACTGCCTTCAGCTTGTTGCATTCTAGGAACTGTTGTTTCATCTATTTGCATTGCTTCAGATTTTGGTACTCGTTTTAACATAGGTTGACCATCTGGTCCCATCACTATTATTACAACCATTTCTTCTGGGTCCTTAACATTATATTTTTCACCTTCTATTATAAGATCTAGACTTCTATCAGTTGGAGTTTGAACATCTTGTCTTGGTATGCCCATTAAACCTAAGCTCTTAGGATCAGGTGTTCCATTATCAAAACCTATTCTACCGCCTTGTGCTGCCTCTACAGTAGAATCTTTACTTCTCATATACATTTCAAACTGTTTTCTAAGTTCTTCTTTTTGTCGTTCACTCATAGATTCTGATCTTCTCATCATAAATTCTTCAAAATCTTTATATGTTCCTTCAGCAAAACCTATTCTACCACCACCAGCTAAATTGTTTCTTACAAACTCTTCTACTTCATCATCAGTAGCGTTCTTATTTAAGTTTGTGTAATACAATCTTAAATACTTTTCTTTTTCTCCGGGGTCAGATAATACACTCTCTACTTCTTCTTGTGGCACACCAAACTGACTAGTCATGAATGCACTTAATCCACCAAGGGCTATTCCTTTAGTTATACCACCACCAATTTTACTAGAAAGAAATTTACCAACAGGACTTGTAGAAAATTTACCTGGTACAACACTAAGGTCACCTGTATCTACATTTTTGACTCCTGAAAACAAACTACCAATACGTCCACCTGTAGTTACTAAGTTTGACATAACATTTTCAGGATTAAGAAATCCAAACATACTACCAGATCCTGCTCTTGAAGCTCCAGCTCCTAGTGAACCTAAACCTGCTGTTAAAGCGTAAGCTGTTGCAGCTTTACCTATTGGAGACTTTACTATTTTCTTTACAGTGTTAGTTGCTTTCTTTACAGCTCTTTTAATACCACCGAATAGGGCTGGTTCTCTTGGCACAATATCCATAATACCGCCGCCCATGTATAATTGTCTATTCATCTGTCCTCTTGATATTGTCATAATTTAGCTAAATTGTTAAGGCAGGCTTTATATCCTGTAACCTCCACTTTACTTGGTTTTTGGAAATAAATCAAGGCTTGGCATTACGACTGTTACGTCCCTTTGAATATCGTCTTCTGGCACGTTTTTTGCCTTCCAGTCATCTTCGTTCGTATAGACTTCGCCTGTTTTTTTGTTGCTAATTTTCTCTATTATATCTTTTGGTTTTAATACTACTACTGTCATTATGTTGTTACCTCTCTTGGCTGTATTTGTAATATAGAAGCTATGACGTGCAGCTCGTTCGCGTCACTAGCTTGTACCTTTAGTATCTCACTTTCCTCTACTACAAGAGGATGAGTTAAAAGTTCGGTTGTTGTATTTGTATCTATTGCCTTTGTTTTGAATAAGCTAAACACATTACCAGAAGCATCTGTCAATGTAACAGTTATATTACAGGCAGATCCCGCATCATTTGATATTAATAAAGATTTAACCAAAGCAACGTTAGCAGTTGGAGTTGTGTACAACGTTGTGTCGTCAGTTGTTGTTAAATCTACTTTTGCGTTTACGAAACTATTTGACATTAATTTAAAAAGAAGTTTTGTGCGTCTACTTCATCCTTTAGTTCTTGTTGATAGGTTGTGTTTAATTTTTGTATTATACTGTCAAGATCCCTTACCTGTGCATCAGCAACATCTTGACTGTATGCTTTAGAAGGTCTTGTTAATATCTGTACTATCTTTGCCATTATCTTCTACCGTCTGGTTGTATGTCTAATCTAAATCCACCAAGTTTCCAATTTTGCGATGAGGCCGTGTTTGCTATTTTTAACGCCATAGCTCTTGCTCTAGCTCTTGTATCTACTTTTGTTGTTGATGAACTAATTGTAAAAGGACCAAGCGGTGAACTTGATTGACTATCATTTGGATAATTTCTTAATTGTAATGTAATTTGTGTATTACCAGTTTGAGATACAAAGTCTGGTATAAATCTTCTAATCTTTGCAAAAAACTCACCGTCTCCACCTTGACTAATATCAAAGTCTCCAGATTCAATGTTGGAAGTTATTGCTGTTGTGGCTGTGGTTGTAACTTGATCTGTGCCAGTCTCGTGTTCGTAATATATTGTGCATCCGTCTGTATTTCCAACAACATCATAGGAATTGTCAGAACCAGCATCGTAGTCTGTGGCATGAGGTTTGCCAAATACTGACGAATCTATCCAAGTTGTTCTATCTAATGTGCTTGTTGTCCAAACAGGTCTTTGAGGTGAAGATTCAATGTAATTGTAAGTTACACATCTATCAATAACTGTTGCACCAGAAGAAGAGTAGAACCAATTAATTTCACCAAACAAATTATTTATACCAGCATTTATAAGTTGGTTAGCTGTAGTATTTAAATCATCAAAAACAAAATCCTCTACTAAACAAGGCAATGATTGTAGGGCACCCGCATATTTAAAGAAACCATTCTCTGACATCCAGTATGCAGCGCCATCTACTTCCACCGCAGCGTTCTGTCCTATCAATCCACAGTTTGTACCTACTTGTGCAAAACCAAATGTAAAAGGTGGACCAATAAATCTTTGTGTAAATAAAGCAGTATCTGTCCAAACATATATTGCATCTCTACCTCTTACTGCTCCCATAATTCTTGAACCATCTGCAAGTCTCTGAGTACCTGCCGTGTTTGTAGCTGTTGGAGTGTAAGTATTAATATCCTCTTGATTAGA